CTGACGTACCCCCCGCTTCATCGGCATCCGTCCAACTTGTAATATCGGTATCAAATGTGCCATTGGTAATGGCAGTCGAAACACTGGCGCGTGTCATCAGTGCGTCATTAATCAGGATACGGATATTCATATCCGTGACCTCGATCAATGCCGTATCACTGGTGGAGAATACAAACGGGATATGGAATGCTTCGGCGTCCGATGCGGTTGAATTGAGATACTGGGTTCCGGGGCGCAGCATCATGGAACCGAACACGCGAGGCGTCCAGTTATTGAATGTTTCAGCGGAGAATGCAGCGCGCTTTATATCAACGCGTGCAGCGGCTTTAGTGGATAGCAGTCCACGGTTGAAGTTGGCCAGGGCAACGTTTTGGCGACCCATGGGGCTACCCTATAAGACTACCGCGATTGCCTCTGTCTCTCCGAGAACCACCACGACGAGAACTGTTCCAGCCTCCTTCTGCGGGGAACTTGGTCGGATCGGCCATAGCATCGCGTGATTCAGCCGTTCTTAACAACATTTTCCGGTCTAGCTTAACCTGTTCTCGCCGTTCTTTATCCGATGTCAGCTTGTAGATGATCTTGGATGCGAAGTGAGCGGACACAAAATCAGCAAAGGTCTGTGGCCATGCAGTTAAATCACCACCATAACTGGCGTCATTCGATACATATTTCACATAAATCTGGGAAAGGTCGCTGTACCAGTACCCGGCTTCATCGGAATATTGCAGTAACGGAGTATTATAATATTCGTCCTCACACACCGCACTGGTGATAATCCAGTCAGAGGGTTTGGCAAATGCACGTTTGTATCCAAAGGCCATGGTTAAATCAGGATCATAGTCCAGAAGCTGTGTGCGCATGGCGAACTTCCACTGCGCTTCAGCCAGACACGCATCCACACCGCCATTATCCCAGATATGATCAAGCAGAAAGCGCGGCTCCCGATTCTCAGTCAGGCTGTCAATAGTGCGTTCTCCGCACAAGAGCAGCGCATGCTGGTACATCAGGAGCCTCGAACTCATGCAGCCACCTTCTGTTTCAGATGGATTTCAAGCCATTTCATGCCATCGTCCTGAGAGTGAAGTTTGTCTTGCAGAATTGCGTTGTCTATCTTGCGAACAACACACCACTGCTTCGGTCCTTTGAAAACAACGCTGTACTCATCGCTAACCTCTTCGTTGAGGTTCATTGAGGTCTTTGTCAGATCGTGATAGGACAGCAGATGAACAGCTGCCCAGTTTCGATCACTCGCCACAACCAGCAATTCGGCATAGAACGTACCGTCTTGCGCCATGGCTTCGATGCGGTCACCAGGCTTCATGCTGACAGCAACATGCGCCCAGAACTTAGGCTGTAGCATGTCTTCTTTGGTGGTCATGTGTTCAATGGAAGCATGGTAAACCGTGCGACTGTATTCAGCAGGTTTCATGCGAGAGGGGTTGATACTGACATCTCGTTTTACTTTAGGTGCAGCTGGTTTTGCAGAAACTGGTGTATCGACTTTTGTTTCGGCCATATATCCTCCGGTAAGGGGTGACGAAATCCGCCACCCCTGTTGGTTGAATTGAACCGGGTTTCCCCAGTCCGTCCAATCTTAACCCTTCTCTCTATTAAGAGAAACTGGAGGTCATCACACTACCGGTTGACATACCACAACCATCGGTCGAGGCAGCCGTAATCGTACCGATTGATGTGTTGACGGTAGATCCCGCAGACGAGAAGCTGTTGGCGATTAATACATCACCTGCACGCATACCGAGATACCATCCATCAGTGAAAAACGTAGCTGATTGAAGTTGGGTTGACGTGTTGGTTGACGAATAAAACCAAAGGCTACCGCCCTGAGAAGCCTGTCCAGGGTTTGCCGTGCTGAGGCCAGTCGTACTAGGGACACCCTGAAGACGACCAACCAGCAAACGCGGAGGATTGGAAACTGAGCTTGCTGCTGTTGAACCTGCGTAAGCCATTATATCTTCTCCTTATGCGTAGGCCGAGCCATCAGTGGTAATAACCACGACGCCAGCGTTTTGAAGTAGCACTGAACCCATGTTCATGGAACAGCGCGCCCAAGAGTAGTCCTGCTCTTCGTCGTAACCGACTGGAGACTGCATACCCTTTACATCAGCAGCGTGGCCGACTGCAGACTTGTGATACATGAACGAAATTTCGCTCGATGTACCCTTACCTGGCAGATTCGGATGCTCAACAATCAGAGCATTTCTCCAACGATACGCCATTGGCTTATCACGCCAGCTTGGTTCCTGACCGGCATACGGGCGCATGTTGATGTACTCTGCGCTTGCGAATTCCGGTGCTTGTTCCAGATAGGCAAGAAAAGATGGTTGGCACAGCAATGTAATATTGCTATCCCATGGCACTGATGCGTTTGACAGCTTCACACGACCATTCTGGAATAAACTGACACTCGGAAGAGTGGCGCTGGAACCGATAGTAACGGTACCGGTATTCAGGGTGGTTGTAATTTGACTGTCAATCTTGCGATTAACAACAGCCATCGTGGTGTCCTGCATGATCGCACGCTGATTGCCCTGTGAGGCAAACACGTTGAAATTGGTCTTGCGGACCAGATCGTGCCATTCACCCAGAACAGCTGAGTTTTGGGTTAGATTATCGGCGCGTGCCGGAATCAGACCGTTGACGCCACGAGTGACGGCTTCGGCTGCTCCTGAGTCTGCGACGAGGAAAACGGCAGTATTGCCCTTAATGACTGCTTCAGTAGTCACGGTGTCGCGCAGCAATGACTGGTGCTGCTCGAATCCAGCAATAAATTCCTGCCGATACTGAGTTTGGAAAGCCGTATCAGACATGATTTATCTCCTTTGTTTCGATTAAGTTAAACCGTCACGCGGGGTATCCGATTCAAGCTGTGGCCAGGGTGCCCATTGCTGGATCTGGTTGTTGCAAAGCGGAGCCGTGCTACCTGGTAATTCGTTTCGTCGGGGCGCAAAGCGGGTACCCAACTGATAACCATATTACTGATTAATTAAATAGTAACAAACGCTATGGCGTCGCTGTATCAGACAAAAAAAGCCCCTCAAAAGAGGGGCAAGGGGAGCACACTTGTGGGAGTGTTTATGCAGCTTTGTCGCGTGCTGCAACAAGCTTTCTGTATCGATCTTGGTTCTTTTCTGCTTTCGGTCCTTTCCAGTATTCACTGGACCGGTCAGCCATCATGGCTTCAAGGCTCGCAATCTCATCGCCAATGGCATTCATCACGTTCGCACCTGATCCTGGTACTAATGTCGTGGCCGGGTTGATTTCGTGAGCAAGCTGGGTCAGGAACTTTAGGACATTTACATCAGAGGCCAATGGATTGCCGTCTGCCATGCGTGCCGACATAAGAGCGTCTTTTACGCCTTCTGGAGCGGTATCCAACAGACCATGCACGCGGTTGAGGTTGGCACGGTAGTCATTGCCCCATTCTGCACGCAATTCGTCAGTGTTCTTTTCCTGAAATTCCAGGTCCATCTCATTGCGAGCTTCAGCGGCCTTCTCCTGGTTCTCGAAGTACCATTCGACTGACGCATTAACCGCTTCAGGACTCATGTTCTTGGAATGGGCGTATTCCATGAAACCATCAATAACCGGCTGGTCGGCTTCACCGATCACGAATCCTTCTGGCATTTTCAGGTCATACTTTGGTTCTGCCGGTATACCGTTTTCTGCGCGCCATTCAGCTTTCTGCTCATCCGTTCCCTTTTCCGGGAAAGGGGTGACTGTCTTGAGTTCGCCAGATGATAGACGTTGTTCAAGGGAACGGGCCTTGTTCCAGATATCTGTCGGGGTAGCGTAGCGCCCCAGCTGACCCATGATCTTTTCATCACCATTAGCGATAGTCTCACGCCAGTTGTCAGGCCATTTACCTTCTATTCCAGTATCGTCTCCACTGCCGCCCTCACCAGCGCCACCATCACCGCTACCATCACCATCGTCATCACCAGAACCGCTATCACCGACTTCGCCACCAGCACCACCATCATCGATATAGCTGAATAACATAAATGAAAACAGGCTTTTGTAGTATTGAATATTCATGCTTTCTCCTTCATTGCCAGAGAGTTGATATGTAACAACTTCACTATTTGTAGACCGGTAAAGCGCCGGCCCTCCGCGAATACACTATCACGTTCGCTATCGGGACGGTAAGACACATCATACGTGCCAGCTGCTTTCTCGATAATCCACTGTAATGCCATCTTTTGTTCTTCTTCGTTTGCTTCGCCAACAGACAGACGCTGCATAGCTAATACATGCCCAGGCGTGTAATCAGCAGGAAGATAGGGCGCGTGGTCCTCAATCGTCTTTTTCCGGGTCTTTGGAGCGGTCATGCGGCCACTTTACCAACTTTCTCCACCACGTTCGCTCCTTGCTCTGCCTGGTCCAGCATCGCCTGATCTGCCTTTGCCTGCACCTGCTCATCGTGTATTTGCTGGGCCATCATCTCGCTATTGATCCAGTCTGACGGGACACCGATACCTTTAAGGGCTTTGCGTAGCGCCATCTTGATGTCAGGGATAGACATGGCCCCTTGATCCAGTTCAATGGCTTGAGAGATCAATTCCTTCATTTCAAGGAACTTTTGACCGTGCTGAGCCTCAATCGCATCATGCAACGGACTCTCGAAATGGAACTGAATATCAGCCCCCTGTAGGCTTTTCGGCATGCTTTGTGGAGGACCATAGGCACCTGCTCGCATCATTACGTCAAAGGTGGTTTCGCATATCTGGCCATTATAATCCACTTCCATTGGCTCGAATATAGGGATGGCGCCACGGATGTACTCCTGCACGCGCTGACCAGTCTCGTAGGCTGTCATTTCTGGACCGCCGCGATCTGGTAGCCCCAGCTTATTGAGGTAGAAAATTTCTGCCAATAGCGCGTTGCTATCACGAACCATCTCCATTCCAACCGGTAATCCTCTCAAATCCTGTTCTATGGGCTTCAGAGAGGCACCAAGGCGCTCGTCATACTCTTGATCCACCCATGTCACACCACCAGCATAAATGGAGATATCACTGCGTACAGCGTCCCGGGTGGCTATCAGGGGAGGATTGGTGGCTTTCTCGCCTGCTTCCAACAAGGTATAGGTCATTGCCTGGATCATACGAGCATCCGGCAGCGCAACAATCGAGGCGGGAGAATAGGCATATTGAGAACCGGATACAGTCTGCCACCGCGGGATGACATATTCTTTGTTGAATACGCCCACCTCTTCCATGATGTGCTCGTTGGCTTTGTCATAATAGATCGAGAAATACGGTTTGTTACCCTTCCCATCGTACATTTCTGACTCGACGATGATGTGATAGCACTCAATCTCTGCAAACGGTTCTTTTTCTACCTTCTGGGTGACGTTTGAATGGCACTTATCACCAAACAACGCCTTTAGATCCTTGGCATAGGGTTTCCATTTGCGTGCGATGAGATTGATTTCACCGTCTTCGTTCTCCATCCACACCACATCACGTAGATGCCAGCAGCGATATAACAGACCGTTACCGTAACGGTTGAGCCGTACCGATAGTACCGTTTGACCAAAGGTAGCGAAATCATGATCCCCTTCTTTCGTCGCCCGGGTAAACTGTGATGACCGGTCATACATGGCCCGACGTTGTGCGTCTTCAGCCCATTCCAGCCATCTACTGGCGTCATTATCAATTCGGTCTTCATCAATGGGTTTCATGTGGAACCATGATTTAGACCGTGGACGCAGCATTGCACCGAACTGATCGCCAAGGTCTCTTCGACAGCGCACCGGGAAACTGGTGGTCAGGTTATCTGCGTAATTATCCCCCATATCACGCTTCGCAGTGAAATCAGCACGCTCAGGGTAGAAATTCTCGGCCAGTTCCTGCCATACAGAAACGAGCGTGCCTCTGTTAGAGAACAGCTTTTCAATGGTCTCGACGAGAGATTTAATATTCATCCGATAGTATCCGAGAGAATGGTTGAGGCACGACCTCGGCGACTAGCTGCGGTCAGTGCTGCGAGTCTCCGTACACGTGTCTTGGCGACAACACTTTGAGGGTCATCAGGGACACGTGGCTTTGTTGGCTTCTTTTCTTCCGG